ACCGTCGTCTGTCGGAGCCACGAACGATTTTTCCGTTGGTGGCTCCGAAGATCGTGTAATCTTATAACCAAAAATTTCCATAATATTAGATTACTCTTAAAGTGTGTTAGTTAGGTAGTGTGAGTAATTGAATGTTACTGTGAACTCTTCGATTACATCATTCTGACCATATTGCAAACCAATTTCCGACATGTTAATCGGGAATGAGTTATACAGTGTGTATTCCATCAGAACTTCATCATTACGATCGAGATGCTGAACGATAATATCTGCTTGATATTCAGTTGGTGTAAGAACACCTGTGTTCAATTCCAGATCATTCATTCCTGTCATCCACTCTTCGAATGGTTTACGGAGCGACATTTCAGTGTCATTGATGATTGTTACTGTCCACGGATCGAAGATACGCTCACCAGCGAGTTTCACTTCGCGTCCGCGATACTGAACGAGAGTTGGGTTTACTGTTGATGCAGGAAGGGCAGCACCAGTTACCAACAGCGCATATTCTCTATCAGGAACGGATGTTACATATCCAGGCCAGTTGAGTAATACACGGAATTGGTTTGGTCTTGCACCACCAGCACCTAGTAACCCTTTAAACTTTGAAATATCCATATTAGATTTCTCCTATAATTCTATTTATTCGGGTTATTAGGCACCAACTTCTTCGAACGATACCGAGGTACGTGTTGCGATGAAGTTTAGGTAGATGAAGTTGATTGACTTAGCAGGTTTGATGTAGATATCTGCAACAAACTCATTACGGTCAATTACTTCGCCAGTGTTATTTGATTCGTCGCAAACGACACGGAAGTCATATATACCACGACGACCACGAACATCGCGGAGGAATGGTTCAACTAGTGACTTGAACTGCGAACGAGTGAAGACATCGTTGAATTCGAACAACTGGAACTTAGCAGCAGTCGCGATTGCCTTCTCAAGAACGATGAACAGACGACGAACATTGATACGATCGAATGCCGATGGTTTCGCAAGAAGTGTCTTGTCACCATAAAGAACAACACCCTGTCCTGGGAATGATACAACTGGGTTGACACCATTCTTGTAAAGAGTATCGCGGTCTGTTTGGTTTGGCGAATACAGAAGTTTCACGCAGTTCTTGATTGCGCCACGATTGAAACCAGCAGGCGACCACCATGGATCGTTGGTATTGTCAGTACGTGCGCATAGACCTGCAGTATCAGCATTCAAAGGAATATTGATATATGTGTCATTATACTTGTCGTATTGAACCTTCCAACCTGAATCCATAACAGCGTATGAAGTCGAACGATCGAGAGTTGTATTTCTGTATGTTACGATGTCATCTGCTTCATCACCAGCATTGTTTTGAACTGCTGCAAGTGGTGGTGAAAGGAAAACAACACAGTCAAGACGATCAAGGACAACGTTGTCGATCACGTGCTGAGCGACAGCAACAGCATGTCCACCAGTCAGAAGAAGCGAAACGTCAACAAGTTCCTTGTTAGCAAACAGATCGTAACCTGTTTGAAGGTCACCAGAAGATGGAGCAGCATCAACACCACTTGTGAGAGAAACGTTTTCTGGTGCATTCAGTCCGACAAATGCGCCTGCAACTGCTGCTGTTGATCCCCAATCAGTCATCGATGATGGGTGATCCATCCACCAAATATATTTTGATTGTGCGTTAATTACGTTCTTATAGTAGTTCGAAGAACCATCAGAATTCTTAGCATCAGATGCCTTAGAAACGAATGGGAACTTTTCTAGAACAGTACCAGCAACACCAGTAAATGCGCCATCTTCATCGACAACAATTACGTGGACTTCATCACCAGATGAATTGTAATTTGCTGCATATTCAGAGGTTCCTGGAGCACCATCAAACTGTGCAACGTATGACCATTCACCGAATGTTGCAGCATCAGCAATACCAACCTTCAGAGAATTACCAATAGCTCCTGGATACTTGGCCGCCCAAGTTCCTACTGCTGCTTCGCCTGCAGCATAAGATGCATCATATACATCTTGATTGTTAATCGCAATTGCCGTACCTGTTGAAACAGCATTTCTTGCTGCTGTGCCAACTGTGCGAACTAGTTGCAGGTTGTTGCCGTAACCAAGAAAGTTAGCAGCAGTGTGGAAGTGAACTGTTGTTGTGCTTGTTGGTTTACCAAACTCGCGAACGAGTTGGTTTTCTGACGAAATTGTTTGAATTTCGTTTACAGGTCCCCAGAGGAAGTAACCAGCGTACCCACCAGCAGAACTTGAGACTGCTGGTACGACGCTAGTTAGATCCTTTTCAGTAACTAGGACTCCTGGCGATAATTGAAATGCCATTTTCTTCTCCTTGTATATAAAAACTGACAAAAACCACTGTCTTTTTGCTTATAAGGTTATTTATAAAATGCTTACTTTACATCCAACCACGTTTAACGGTCTTAGTATCGACTGACCATAGGTCTCCACTATCAACAAAAAACTCTTCTTCAGTGCCATTTACTATCAAACCAAATGGTGTCAGTTCTTCTTCTATCTGTTTCATCTGACCATCATATAACTTCTTTCTAATATCAATATCTGTCAGATCTGTGAAATATGTGTTGCTGGTTACCCAAGCAAACAGTACTAAACTCATCACCAAGTCATCAAAATATCCTTCGTCTGCCATCCAAGTTCCCATCTTTTCAATAAAGGTAGAGAATTCTGAGATGGTATCCGCATCAAAAATCAGTAACTTCTTTTCTTCCATCAGGGATTTTAGTGTAAAACAACCTTGCCTTTTTACTTGCTTAGTCATTCGAACACCCATTTGGGTTGCTCTACCGAAACCTGGAGAAAGATATTGTTTATTCGTATCCTTCGACGTTGTTAAAATATTATCATATTCTAATTCTGAATGCAAAATATCAGCGACTTGCTGACCCATGTCATTAATTTCAATCATCACATATGCATTATTAAAATCTCTCGCCACCTTATTTACAATGTTAGGATAAAGCATTGGTGGTATTTTATTATTGCGGTATTTAGCGACGAGTTTATAGGGAACAGAGGTTGCGTCAAGCACAGTGAACGCAGAATAGTCGCCACCAATACCTCTTGCCGTATCAACACCCATAACATAAGTATGCTCTGGGATGGGATCTTCGAAGATATCTAGACCATCTTTCATGTATATAGGGTCAATAGAACTCATCGCTCCAAGAGTATGTGCGTTGATCAGAGTGTTACTCGAACCAAGGAAATTACACAGAACTTCTTGGTTGAACTTGAGTTCCCCGAGCATCTTGAGTTGCTCTTCTGCCCATGCTTCGTCGCGTCCTGGGATTTCAGTGTATGGAATGAACATTGGTTCAAATCCGTTGACACCCTTTTCCGCTTCGTTCCAGAATTTCCAGAAGTGGTTATACCCCAGAGGTGTAGAAGTCAATAGAATCTTTGTAGTTTGACCAGCAGAAATTGTAGGATAAACTGAAGCGAAGAACTGCTCGGCGACCGTGTTTGGAATAATCGCTGCTTCGTCGATATACAACCAGTTAACCGACTTACCACGAATACCAGAGGCAGTCGTAGCAGCAGTAAATACCTTGGATCCGTTTTCTAATTCAACGTCACCCTTGTTCCAAGTCTTAACGCCTTGCTGCATCCAGAGAGGCAAGTTCTCAAACATACCTTGATAACGATTCATGACTTCGCGAGCAGCAGAAGTCTTGTTCGCAAGAATAGCAACAGTTTTTGCATCTTGGAACAGTGTATACCACAAGATACAAGCAGCAGATGTAATAGTCTTACCCTGCTGGCGACCCTCCATGAGAATCGCTTTACGATTGTCTAGGATGTGGTGGACTTTGCGCTTCTGACATTCATAGAGTTTGAATGGAATAAGACCTTCGTCCAGCGAAACAATCATACAATAATTTTCAATGAAGTAAATTGGATCTTCCTCGCATAATGCGAGTTCTGTCAATTGCTCCGGAGTAAAATTATGTTTGTATCCGATCGGTTTTAAATTAATATTACCGTGATACGAGGATTCCTCAACTATCATGTTCTATTACTTTTGCTTTCTCTGCTTTCAACGCCTTGAGTAAATCCTGGGTGCTACCAGAAAAGATAATATTATTCTGCGTGTCGATTTGCTGAGTTTTCTTGTTATCATCCTGCAGAATTTTTTTCTTTTTTGCTTGTAGATCCAATAGATCCTTCGCAGTATCACCAGTTGTTTTGATCAACTGCCCGACTACTTCATAAGCACGAGGACTGTCACTTGCGAGAGCGACATTTAACATGCCCTCTAATGCTTTTTGACTAGTCCCAATCAACTCATTGAGTTTATTTCTTGCATTGTTATAGTCATCTTCGATATCATTACCCGTGGATTCTATAATTGCTGGAACTGAGGATGTAGTTGTGGTCGCTGGGAGAACTTCTACCTCAATTACTTCAATTGTTTCTTCGGGGATCTTTGTTGTTTCGGTTCCGAAAAGATCATCGAGATCTTGATAATTACCCTTGTTCATAGAATTCATCGAATTGCTCCACATAATCCCAATCGTCAGTCACCGCAGCAGTATCTGGATTTGTTGTTACTTGATATTTTTGTTCATAATTTGGTTGCTCAATATCTGTATATGTATTCGCAATCGCAGTTCGGATAATTCCTTGCTGCTCGACTGGACCATAAAGATTCAACCCAAGCGTAAAGTTTAGCGTCCAAACAATTGAACGTCTTTGCATGTAGTCGCCAGCATAATCATCCTCATAATTAATAGAATCGAGAATTATCTGAAGGTCTCTCTTAATACCCATTGAAGGAATATCGGATACGGTAACACAGAAGTCAGGATTGAAGAACGGAATTATTTGTTCGATAATTTGTAAACCATCGTCTTGATTCTTTGCCATTGCATACAATGAAATATTCATATCATATGGTGTGCTGGTGAATTGAGTTCGCAGTACGTTAGGGTCGTCACCCTGACCAACTGCCACGTTCTTTGTCAACAAGTTAATTTTTCTCGCAGGATTATATTGTAATCCCGTAATCTCGAAACCCATTCGCGGCAGAATAATTGCTGCTGCTTGGGTTGTAGTTGATGGAACTTCTGCGATACGAGCAAGAAACTTATTTTTTGGTGAATATGCTAAAGGAACACGAACAGATTGCACGACTTCTTGATCAGAATTGTATCTCTTAACTGAGATCTGATTGAAGATTGTGCCGAAAGCAATAATTGCTTTTCTAATGTGTTGGTGATAGAAGTGTTGACGTAAAAACATTATGCTCTTTTCTGTACCTCACCGAATGGATTGAATGCCGTGAAGTCTAGAATGCCTTCTGCTTCTACCTCGAATTCATCATTGTCTGCTTGCTTATCAGTATCTGCTGTAGCATATACCTCTAGGATAATTGAATCGTCACTATTGTTTAGAACCAAATCACCTGACTGCATTAACAGTTGGAATCTGTAAACGTCTTGACTTGATGTGTCCGTAATTGAATCAATTTCTGCAATTCCAGTATCGATTCTTTCCGAACTGAATTCGAATACATCACACTGCAGTTTAAACGTGTATATCTTACCAAGTTGGTAAAACGGATTCAAGAAGTCGACATACTTGATTACGAAAAATGTTTTGGTTTTCGAGAAGTAAAGTAGGTCGCCTTCTGCTGGACGATCGGGTAGTTGAACAGTTGCATTCTGAGCAACACCTTCTTCCCAACGCCTCTTAGCAACTACGAATGTTGCTGAAGATCTAAACTCAAACCCGAACTTAGTAAATAGTTCGCCTTCACCTTCGAATCCTTGGACGTTCTCGAGATACATTTCAAGTGGATATGCTTGATCAAAATACTGAAGCGCATCCTCGCCGAGTATTCCATCTAGATTGCCTGTTTGTCTTGGTAAATAGTAAACGTCATGTCCGTAGATCTTCAAACTTTCAATGACAAGATCTTCCACCAAACGTTGTTCGTTTGTGGTTCCAGATGTATTACCAGATTGAAAGTAGAAGTTCGTTGGCATGTCT